TGGTACGTTTGCCTTGAATCCGTTCGCACACAGCGGGGATGTATTCATGGGTTCTACGTTTGGTGCGGTGTATAAGAGGGATGAGTTGGGCAACGTCATTTACGACGACCTTGGTAAGCCAATCATTGACTCAATGATGACTGGCGATGTTGATGCGCCTTTGGCTAAGCAGTACAAGACGATTACGGATGACGAGTCACATCTCGGTGTTGCTCGTCGTCGTTTGTTGCAACGTGAATATGAGTTGCGTCGATTGTCGGAAGACATGACGGTTTCCGAGAATATTGCTGTTGGTCGATTGCCCGATGGTTCGGTTTTGGACGCCAATGGTCGACCGATTACTGGCGCCCGCCCAGAAACCGATGGCATGTTGGGTGAGATGGGTTATCTGTTGGCTTTGGAGGGTCAGATTAGTGAAACGAAGGATGCAATTGCCCAATTCCGTTTGGCTGACATGTCACCAAAGAAAATTAAAGAACTTGAAAATGATGTGTTGAAGGTTGGCGCCAAGGCAAGCAAAGAGGAGAAGGAGGCAGCAGCGTTGCTGCGTGCCGACTACGAGTTGTTTAAGGCTTCTCGTGACCCCGACATTGTTGCGTTTATTGAACGTGCGTTGCTGGGCGACCCCAACGTGCCGTTGGGTCGTATCCCGAATGGTTTGCCGAAGCGTGTTCAGCGTGCTGTGATTGCGTTGAATGATGCTCGTCGTGCGCAGGAAGCGATTGTTTCCACGCACTCGTATTTGACTTCCGTTGACCGACGTTCGCTGCACCAGTTCATCAAGAAGTTGGCTGGCTACAATCTCGGACACAGAATTGATACTGGCTTGGGTGGTCTGCGCCAATTGTCCAGCAGGTCCACTTCTGTGTCTGGTCCGCAGAATCGTATTTATTCTGGTTCCGATTTTGCTTTGTTGAAGAATTTTGCTCGAAGGGTAAGTGAACCGTTTACAAAAAATTTGCCAGCCGAAGCAGGTCTTGCTGCGCCTACGGTTAATTTGTACAAGGCAGTTCCAGCACCATTTGTTCCAGAGGAGGCTGCTGCTATTCTTGCGTCACGGCGCAAGGATTATGTGTTCGTAAAGAATAATCGTCGTTTTACGGATGACATGGTTGCGGCATTTATTTCTGCAAATAGGAATGCGAAACTTAAACCAGATGAACTTGCGTTAGTTCGTCAAGCAATTGATGATAAGACTTTGGACATCTACAAGTTGGAGCCTGCCTCCGTTCACACGGGAGATGTGTTTGACCCGGAAAATACTTTGATTACCATTACGGCGCAACGTGCAGATATTGAAAAACGTAGGCGCCCACCATCGCCAGATGGTAAACCCGGCGAAGAATATGACCTGAATGTTATTTCGCCAGTTGATTTTGTGTACCGTTCTGATGCTGCTTTTGGTAATCAGCCACAGGTTCGTGACACGACCCTGTTCCCGACGATGGATGTTGATGGTCGTACGGTTCCAATCATGTTTGATGAGTTGGAGTGGGACCAGTTGTTTGCACGTCCACGCGACGTGCGTCAGGTGCGCAACAAGTTGGCTGCCAAGGAGGCTGAACGCAAGAATTTGTATGCCAAGATGAATGGTCGCAACTTTGAGAAGACTGAGCCGAAGTTGCGTGCTTTGGATGCCGAGATTGAAGATTTGAAGGTTCAGATTGTTCGCAATGATGGCACGAAGCAAATGGAGATGGTTCGTCGTGCACGTGCAATGCGTGAGTATTTCAGTCGGCCTGATGTGAAGGCGAAACTTGCGATGAAGCCAACTGATTCACCCGAAAAGGTGTTTGAGAAGTGGTCTGAGTTGAATGCCAAAGGTATGTCTATTCGGGATACTCCAGAGTTTGTGAAGTCTCGTACTGATGAGTTGGATGATGCTTGGAGAAATTCGTACGAGTATGAGATTTTGAGTCAGCATCGTGCTGCCACTCAGGCCGGCAAGGACGCTACCGCTGAGTTGCAGACCGCCTTGTACGGCGGTCGTGCAGTGCAGTTGGTGAATCGTTTGTCGGCATTGGAAAAGACTCGTGCACAGTATTTGGAGAAGGCTGGTCAGAGCGTTCAGGATGCTTTGAAGCAGTTGGAGAAGTATGCAATTGATGTGGTAGCAGAGTCTGCCGAAGGTCAGGCTGCTTCTCGTGCTGCTGCCGCGAAGTTGAATACGACTGTTGAGAATCTTGCCGAGTTGTTGCGTGACCCAGCACGGCGTACGCCTGCTGTGCGTGAGGTGATGGACGAGTACACGCAGGAAATAAATAAAGTCATCAAGGCTTCTGGGTTGATTGACGCAGAGATATTTGGTCCGTCTGGTTTGTTGCGTACGGTCACAGGCGAGGAGGTGGTGACTGGTCAGGTGCAGGGTGTGTATGCAGAGAAGATTATGGATGCTTTGGAGAAGCGTACTGCTGTTGTGCGTAAGCGTGTTGAAGATTTGGCTGCTGCTTCTGCTCGTACGAAGACAGGTAAAGCAGAGTTGGCTGCTGCCGGGAAGAAGGCTTTGGCTGGTTTTGAGAATGCTCAGCAGATGGTTGGTCGTGCTGGTTTGTATGATTCGGCTGTTCGTTTTGAAACCAGAGAGGCTGTTGCGATGGTGAAGAACTGGGAGACCGCAATTAAGGAGGCTGAGGTTGGACGTGATTTGGCCGAGAAGGAGTTGCGCGCCTTTGATGCTTCCGTTGCTTCTGGCAAAGCAACGAAGGGCAAGGCTGGTGTTTATGTAAACGAATACTTCAAGGCTCAGAAGAACGCTCAGCGTGCAGCGAAGGGTTTGAGTACGGCGATTGAGAACCTTGAGGTTGCGCAAGCAAAACTTGATTCTGCTTCATCGGCGTTTGCGTTGCGACCGTTTGCCCGTCTTGATGCAAATCAGGCGTTTGCTCGTGCGAACAATTTGAAGAAGTTGCGTAACTCCATGAACGCTTTGTTGAAGACAAAGACGAAAGACAAGATGTTCGTCAACGAGTTTCAGGAGTTCAGCGACAATGTTGATTTGCTGTTGAAGCAGTTGGATGAGATGTCGTCCATCCCGGGTGAGGCTGGGGAGATTGAAGGTTTGCGTGCAGTATTGATTGAAGCACAGGAGCAGCATGCCGACTGGTTGATTCGTTACAACCAAGTTGAGGACATGAAACGTCAGGTGTCTCGCATTGAGGGTGCTGTTGAGTCTGGAGATGAAAGCCGTTTCTTGCAGCAGGGAATCATTTTTGTGAGCAAGTTGGAAGAGGGAATGGTTGAGTTCAACAAACAGTTCCCGAATCTGCAAGCGGACCCTCGCATCATGGAGATTTTTGAGAACTCACACAGGTTGCGTGACCCGCAGTTTGCTCGCGCAATGCAAAGGTTCCTTGGACCGTACACGAAGTTCTTCAAGGCGTGGGCTGTTGCCACGCCCGGTTTCCATGTCCGCAACTCAATCAGCAACGCTTTCATGTTGATTGCTGCTGGTGGCAACCCCGAGTCCCTGCGTCGTGGTTTGGCTGCTTTCAGGGCGTTGGAGACCGAGATTAAGAACGGTGGAAGCATTGAAACGTATTTGGCGAAACTGTCGCCTGATGAGAAGATTCGTGTCGAGGGCGCCTATTTTGCGATGATGGGTTCGGGTGGCGGTTTGATGTCTGATGTGGACTTGTCGGTTGGTAGCAGGTTGTATGCGAACAAGTTCACCAAGAAGATGCAGGGTTGGGGTATCAAAGCGGACCAGCATGCACGTTTCATGTTGGCGTATGACGGTATTGATTCTGGCATGGATGCGTTGACGGCTACTGCTCGCGTGAAGCGTTTCATGGTTGACTACGAGGACACTTCTACGCTCGACGTTTACCTGCGCCAGATTGTTCCGTTCTGGATGTGGACGAGTCGCAACTTGCCGTTGCAGATGCAGAACATTTTCTTGAACCCACGTCCGTATCGTTGGTACACTTCGTTCAGCAACAACTTGCGTGACGAAGATGAGACTGCGAAGTTGCCGAAGTACATGCGTGAGGTTGGTGCGTTTGCTTTGCCGGGTGGCAAGACGATGATTGCGCCTGACCTACCGTTCAGTCGTATCGGTCAACAGATTGAGCAGTTGCAGTCACCGACACGTTTGGCTGCCGATGTGAACCCTGCGATTCGTGTTCCGTTGGAAGTGTTGTTTGCTGACAAGAAGTTTTATTCGGACATTCCGTTCAAGGAAGGTTTGCAACCGACTGGCGGACCTTTGTCTCTATCCAATCTTGCCTCGTACATTGCTCAACCTTTGGGACAGGGTGGCACTCGTTCCGATGGAACTCGTGGCGTGACCGACAAGGCTTTGTATACGTTGATGAATACGATTCCTTTGGCTGGACAGTTTGAACGTCTTGTTCCTTCAACTGAGGCTTATCAGTCTCGTCCGATATCGCAACGCTTGTTGCAATACGGAGGTATTCCAGCACGTCCAATTACCGAGAAGATGAAGCAGCAGGAGTTGGAGCGCAGGTTGTACGAAATATCCAAAATGAGAAGGAGCCAAGCAAGTGACTAAAACGTACACAGGAAATCGGGATGGCGACCACGGCAGGGCTCGACCGGGGTTGTTGGAGTTCGTTAAGACGGTGGAGCAGATTACCGACAGTGCGTTGTGGAACAACGGCACCTACGTGAAAAGAGACATGCGCGGAAAACCGGGGACGCTGAGCGTACACAGCACGGGTCGAGCCGTTGACTTGTCATACCGCAGGCTGGGAAAGAAGGGTCGCCGTAATGGTCGGGCGTGGGCAGAGTGGCTGTGCGATGTGTTGGCGGAGAACGCCGAGGTTTTGGGCGTGGAATGTGTTTTGGATTATTTCCCCGAACCACATGGTCGTGGCTACAGGTGGGACAGAGATGAGTGGCAGGTTTACAAGACCGCCACTATTCACGGTTCCCCTGCTGGTGATTGGTTGCACGTTGAGTTGTCTCCCCGTATGGCGGATAGTCAAGCGCTGGTGAGAGAAGCGTGGGGTCAGGTTGCTGAGTCGGATTCTTTTCTCCGTAGACCGTTAAATCAAGATAAGAAAAATCAGGAGAAGTAAGTTCAACAATCTTGTTGACCATCCCCATCGGGATGTGGGTAATCATTCCTGATTCACTCATTTCTTCTTCGTCGGTTGGCATCCACGAACCCGTGAGCGATACGTGACCAGAAAGCATTCCCTCTAAAAGGAATCCAACCGAGATTACGTACTGTACTTTGGGTGTGTATTCTTTGAGCGTTATCCAGCCGTTGCTGGAATCAAATGCGTCTGTCCAATGCACACAGACAAGTTTCGGTGGAACTTTAATCATTGCTGTCTCCCTCTAGGTGGTCTTTCATGTTGGATATGAGATGCTCCATGAACGACGATATGCGCATCCACGCATATACGTCGCCGTGTACCGCTTTGTCCCATGTGCGACAAATGTCTATTACGTCTTCTTGGGTTGCGCTCATCATGATTGTGACGATTGTGTTCGAGTTTTGTTCTATGCGTTCAAGTTTGGCATTCATGCTGTCCGCCTCTTTCTTGGGCATGAACTCGTAAATCCAGTCACCGTTTTGGGTTGACACGAGTCTTCCTTTCGGAGTTATGAACGTAGATGCTGTGTTCTGGTAGCCCATTGACCTTGACGCCCTGACCCACCTCAACGTCATTGAAATGCGCTTGAAGTATTTTGACAATCTTTGCCACATGGACCGCGTTATCAAACCCGATTGTTATTTGCCGGTAAGCCATATTGTTCTCCCAACGAAAGTTTGAATGTATCATCAAGCAACATCAACCCAACGACACAGTATCCGACAATATCGTGAAGCGTGTCTGCGATTGTTTCGTTGACGAGTGGCGCAACAACGCCACCGTCTTCAAGAAAGTCTTTTGTGAATTGAAGATTTGACAAACGTTCGTATTTGTCGGTGAGACGAACGACAACACCTTTCAGCCCGAATCGGGTGATGTTTCCGTGACCGTAGTCGTGTTGTTTTTCTGCCAACATTTTTCCCATGGAGGCAGAATCCCACCAATCGTGTGCGCGTAGATACGACACCACGGGTGTCGCTATCGCCACAAATGCTTCTGGGTTTGGTTCTAGGTTGTTGTAAAACGATATTCCAATCAACGCATCAATTCGGTCGTGCAGGGTTTTGAAATCAATTTTGTTGTTTGGTTTTGACAACGACCCAAGGTGCATGCACCATTGTGTCGCAGATTCGTCCCATGTTTTTGCCATTTCATATCTCCTTCTGAGTGTGACGTTCATCGTCAATTGTTGTTTTAGTTTATCATACGCAGAATTGCGCATTCGCATAATGTGAACATCCGAATAGCCGAGAATTTCTCCCGTTTCACGCAAGGATAAGCCTTCGTACATGAGCATCTGTATCGTGCGACGATACTTGTCGGGCAAAGATTGAATTGCCTCCGATACCGCCTCCCTGAGTTCCAATAGTTCATCTGCTGACGGCGGTGGTTCTTCCCCGGGTGGGGTTTCCATCAACGCCTGAATATCCGACGATGGTTGTCGTCGTGATTGAAGTTTTTCAAACACCCCCCCAGCGAAAAGGACGTGTTTTCTAGCCATCGTATGCGTCGCTGTGCAGTAGTTCTGACACATTGTCTGGGCGAAGGAGATAACCCCACGCTGGATTCGTTGACCTGCGCGCAAAGTCTCTTGTTTCCAATGTGTCTTTGTTTGTTTCTATGTACCGCTTCAAGCGGTCCACCGAAACAATAATGAATCCTCCGTCCATCGAGAAGATGTACACCCACCATGTCGCCTTGGTGACCTGTAGCCCTGACGGTATCCATCGTCCTTCTCGGCGTGGGTTCTGTCGCATCTCTACTGCCATGTTGCCGTTGCGGTAACGGTCGGACTTCACCTCAAACGAACCCTCCACGAGGTTCTCCAACATTGTGCGGATGCGCTTTTCGCCCAACTGACCGTATTTCAGGTCTTGCGCAAAGTTGAATGTGTTCTTTTCAATATCCCATTTACTGTTCTTCATTGAGTGTTTCCCATTCCGCCTGCGAAAATCCTCGTACTTTACCGTCTGGTTGTATGTACACCCATGTTGGGGCATCGGGGTCGCAGTTGCATCCTGCGTTATTTCTTTTATCGTGAACAACAATCGTTGAACATTTCTTGCACCGAACCTTGGTCACGATTTCCTCACAGTCAGTTCAATAATTTGCTTGTCATCTTGCCACGCTACACCATTCAGGGCATCAAGAATTGCTTTGACGTAATTGTCCACGTCGCCGCGAAGCGACGACTTGTGGTCAGGATTTTTGGTTGCGGACACAACGAGTGTTGTTCCCTCGATTGAAAATTCAAGACAAACTTCTATTGTGTAAGAAGCGTCAAACAGGGGGCCCTTGTATGCGGAGGCAACTGCTTTTTCGTAATCTGATGTGCGTTTCGGTGTGTACACGTGCCCGTTGCGTGTCGCGCGTGGGCGTTCTTTCGCCAATGGGCGAATTGGAATGAACTGTTTGTATTTTTTCACGATTCGTACACCTTCATCACGATTGATTCAAGATGCATGATGCCGTCTTCTCGGTCGTGAAACTTGCCCCACTTTTTGTCTGCCTCAATCAACATCGTTAGTGTTTCCGCTGGAAGCAAACCATCGGAACGCAAGCGATACGCAAGACGCACAAGGGTGGAAGAACGGTCGGAACCCTCGAGCGGACCGTTGGACATGATTGTGTACGAGTAGGGGCTAATCATGTAGCGAAGTTCGCTCAAAGACATGGGTTTACCAGACCGAAAAATGGCTGGTGATGGCGTTGGCGGAGTCCACAGTTTTGCTACATCGGCAATAAGGCTTGGCGGAACACGGTTGCTGTGCGCGTCAAAAACGAAAGTCGCAAGGTCAAGTGGCATGTCATCTTCGTCAAGCACAATGCGTTCGGACGGCTGATTTTCCCATCCACCGAAATACGGCAATCTAACATAATTGCCGTATCCGTTGGTGACGGTCTCCTGTTTCGGGTTCACCTCTTTGGCTGGGTATTGGCACACTTGGTGTGCGGCAAGCAAACAACGACGCATGTCGGATGCCGGAACCTTCTCGCTGGCAAAAAGCCACAGGTGGTATCCACGACGAGAACGCTCAACCCACGTGCGAAGTTTCTTCACCGCCAAGGCGGTTTGGAGATTTCGCACCGCATCCAAATCTGGCACGTCAATGTCGGAACATCCCCATCGGGTCATGTTGTTTTCGTCCACGGGGTAGACACCGAAACCAATTATCCCCATGAGATGAGACATGAACAAGTCTTGTTTGACTTCCTTTTTTATACAGCCACCCTCCCATGAGCCGTATGCGTCGGTGCGACCAGAGAAAAGGTCAATGAACTTAGAAAGGGGCATGATTGACACGCTCCAAGTGTTGCGCTGGCAACTCTGCGTTACGCAATGCCCGCAGTCTTCCCGTATGCAAATCAAGTTCGTAATCAACATCATCAACAAGCGAACCGCCCGGTCGTTTGTTCTTCAACAGCGACAGGGTGACGGTGAACTCGTGAATGGTGAGCAGGTAGCGCAACTCGTCAAGGCGCTCCTGTGCGCGTTCGGAATGTGAACGGTCAAGTTTTTCCACTATCTCGTTTATCTCCGACATGATTTGGAACTTCTTGCGTCGCACACCAATGATGCTCGTTGCCTGTTGCTCGCCACCGTACGAACCAGAAGACATGGTGAGTTTTGCGCCGTCCGCACCTGCGGTGCGTGACGTCTGGTGAAGAACAAGCAACGGAACATCGTGCCTACGACCGAACGATTTGAGAAACGTTGCCTTGTCGGGCACAGTTTCGCCAGCCTCAACAAGGTCAAGGTAGTCAACGACCACAAGTTCTGGTGACTGCCCCCACACATCGCACAGTTCGTGGTACGCACGCTCCATGTCGGATGCCGACAGCGGTTGGTCAAACACGGCAAGGTGCGGATAGTGCTCCTCTGCGGTTGAGCGCATCAAGGCAATCGCCTCTTGGTCATCTGCTGCAACACGCGATTCAAGTTCCCTTGCGGGAATACCGTGCTGGATACATGTGAGTTTGGTGAGAACCAATTGGCGTGGCTCATCGGGGATAAATAACGCAATGTGCTTGTCACGGTTGTGGCGCAACATGTGTAGCAACGCCAACGTTTTGCCACCGTGGGCAAATCCAAGCATCATCGCCATTTCACCCGGCGCAACGCCACGCATTTCCTCATCAATCTGGGGTACACCCAAATGGATTCGTTCATGTGTCGCTTGCGCCCAACGAATAAAAGAGTCTGCGGCCTCACTCAGAGGCTCGTACATTCTGTAGGTGGGCGGTTGTTCAACCGCCAACGCAGAAGAGGGAGGTTTCTCCTGCGTGGCGGTCTCCCAACGCGCCGCTAAATCTGCGGCGCTAACTCTCACTTACGTGCCCGACCCTTCGGCTCCCAATAAGCCTTGTCCATTCCGACCGCCTTGAACCACGGTCGTTTTGGATTTTCAGCCAACTGATTGCGGTTATCAAACACCCGCGTCACACCGTCACGCTTGCATGCGGACACAAGCCACGCTGGAAGTTCACCGTGCTGGTCGCCCTGAACGGTGACTGTGAAACCCTGCGAGTCCGATGTGATTTCGGTTGAGTTCGGGAAGGTCTTGTGGACCATCTGAACTACTTCTGCCGTCTTGCCCGACGTGAGCCGAGCATCAATTGAGTCAAAAACCATTTCGGTCACGAGAGACAGCAACACACCGAAACGGTCAGCCGTTACCTGAGTGTCTTCGTCTTTCGTGGTCAGGTCTGCCGCAATTTTTGCGCACACCTGTGAAATGATTTGGATTTCTTTGTTATCCATGGTTATTGTTCTCCTAACTCGTTGTCCTTGTCCTGTAAGAAAACACCTTTGCACACCGACCACCAAGGACACCAGCGTTCGGAGCACAGAAAGTGCTGGTCATTCTTCAACCAAGAACGATTGAACTCGCCCTCAGCATTTCGCATCGCCAACGCCGACCTGACCAAGGTCGTCGCTTGCTCAACGACCCACATTGTGTGGGCATTGTTGCGCTTGATACGAACTATCTGGCTATCACCTTTCATCGTGCGAATCATAACACCGAAATTGAACGCCATGTTGCCATCAACGTCAATTTCCGACTCACCCGATTGCAGAGCGTAACCACAGTAAATACTTGCCTGAATGGACTGTGTTTGTTTCTCCAACAGCGAATACTTTCTCGCCGCAGTTTTCCAATCCCACACACCGGTGGGATGGAAATAGTCCATCGTTCCCTCAAACCAGATTGCGTAATCGTCCACCATCACATTCGAGAAATACTCAAACTTGTGTTCTGGTTTGCCACCAGAAGGAACGTTCGGAAAAACGCCCGACACCCAAGCGTTGGTCATGGAGCGAACCAACGGTTCCCATGTTTCTGGGTCGGTGTTGGTGACTTTCACATGCTCCGACTCTTTGATGTGATTCAGTTTCGCAACGGACACATGGTGTGCGTCCGATGGTGCGATGTTGCCGTTCAGCACCGCCTCAATTCCAGCGTGGACAGCGGTGCCCATCACGGCGGAGTCGTTGGTCGTGCGGAACTCTGGCGACACCATCATTCGGCGTCCACGTTCCTGACACAACATCGCGTCACCCAACCATGATTGCCTTACGTACACACGCTTGTTTACTTCGTCAATTCTCACCTATTTCTCCCTTGCTGTGAAAAGTTGGTATGTACCAACTTTGTTTGTGTTCGTTCTAGCATCGCCAACCCCTTGGGTGGCGATGCGTAATGCTGCGGCTCTCACCCCCCCCTTTCCCCCCCACGATAGCAGGGGGCTTACACCAGCGGTGGACTGACGCACAGAAATTTTCTGGCATGCCCCACGGTTGCCATCCGTTGCCGTTATTTACGACCGAATAGTCGTAAATAGCGAGCGCAGAAAGCAGATTTACCGTGGAAATGTACAGATTTTCGCACGACGCCAGCAGGCGTTTTGATTGAAGGTATCCCATCGGATAATACCGAGAAGGTTCACACCAATACCCGTTGATTTGGGTCAATCCATACGACCCGCCATTGGGGTCTTTCGGGTAGTGAACATCAGGCATACAGCGCGACTCGCGCCAAATCACGTAATCCAATTCGTCCAAATCGTCGTAACGCCAACCCAACGAATACGCCAACGCAACAGCGTCACCGCACACGAAATCGGTTGAAGAAACCAACGAAACTTCATCGGCTACGGATGTGGTCGTCACATCGAGCAGTTTCGGGTCAAGCCAAGGCGACCATGTGGCAACATCTGGCGGGGCGAGAGCCGGGGCAACATGTGCCCCGACCCACGCAAACCCGACCAATACAGATGCTACGACCATGCGCCTACGAATGTAGGTCGCTCTGGTCGGCATCCCTCACCTCCATGTCCACAACCTCAGTCAAGGCACGCTCGAAATGGAGTTTTGTGTGCGTCAATAGTTGATATTCCATCAACACATCGTTGGCACGATACGTGCCACGAACCCTGTCCAATTTCTTGCCTACTTGGTCTGCTCCGATGCTCAACGATTTCACAATCGTTCGTATCTCATCAAGAGATAGTGTCAATTTCACGGTATAGCGACCAGCCATGATGTTCCCTCAACTTTCTTGCGATGTGCTCTGAAATGTATTGCCCGCCCCAGATTCCAACCGAGTCGGTACGGCAAGCGTACTCCAAGCACTCTTCTTGTATCGGACACGAAACACAGTATTGCCTTGCTTTCGCAACGATTTTCGGTGTAATGCGTCCACGTAGAGTGGTTGGTGGAATCGGGAAGAACATTTCGGTTGGCGCACCCTTGCAGGCGGCTTTTGCGAAATTGGGCATCTTCTTGATTATGAAACGGAAATGTCTCACTATTCACCCCACATCGTCTGTTCCATGGAATCAATTCCGAAGAACGAGTATGCGTCTTGAACATGGCAGTTCCACCACGTGAATCGTGGCGCATCCATAATCGTCACTCCCCTACGCAATTCCAGAAAGAGCGTGAACTCTGTCGGGCTTGACTTGTGGAAGTTCAATAATGCGACATCACCGAACGGTGTGTTGGCGAATAAATGTTCATTCACCTCTCGGTCGCCCCACTTGGAAATCGTTTTCATTACTTCTCTCCTTTCAACGCTAGTTGGCGTAGTGTCCAGATGGCATCGGTCAGTTCTCCCTGCGCTTTGCCATCATCGGTAATTATTTCTTCCGGTTCATCGCTGAAACGAAGAACGCTCGCTACACCCGTTTCACCAACGAAGATACACAGGCGTACTCGCCTACGTTGTGGGTGTATTGAGGGTGGAGTTTCGGGTTCATCGTCCCCAACGGGGGCAGCCCAGCCACACGTGACAATTAGTACCTGCCTGTTGTCTGCCAACGCATTTACTGCCTTGTTGGACTCCAACATTTCGTACACGTCGTTGTGGCGTGAGATTTCTTTCAGAGAATCTTTCCCATCATGTTTCACGATTGTGAACATGAACGAATTCTTCTTTTCCCAACCGTGGTCGGAGTCATGAAGAAGACTCTCTGCCATTACTGCTGTTTCTACTTTGTTCATTTCTTTCTCTCCATTCTTATGGTTTGTGTTGAATGCACCGAACTGTTTCTACAGGTCGGTGGTATTTCTATTTCCACGAACAACACCACACTCCTGTTACAGAGTGGGCATTGCCATGTATTACCCCGACGCCTAGAACGACGCCGGAACTTGTTTTCCATCTTTCCCCCATTCCACGCAAGAGACGGTATCTGCGTACGTCATTAAGAACCCACCCGGCCAGCCACAGCAGTCGAAACTGTCGTCCTTGGTATACGTTACCGAACCACAATACAGACATGAATCGCATGTTGGGCAGTGGGTAGCAGGCAGGTCAAGGTGGTTGAGAACTGTTGTATTACCACACACCGAGCATGTTGCCTGATACGAATCAACATCGTATGGAGAATAAATCTTTGCGAAACGCTCCAACAATTCTTCCGCGATGTTGTAGTAGTCCATCTCAACTTTCAACGGGTCATCCGACGACGCATGACTCATCTCAATCAGAGATTCGGCAATCTCGTATGAGTGATGTTGCAACTCGAAGTACAACTCCTGCTTTCGGGCAGACATGGTTGTCTGTTTCTCAACAGTAGTTGTGGGCGTGTCTTCGGTTGCCTTGTGAACCTTGTATGGGTTCACGTAGGTTGATTGATGACCGTAATCCCAACCAGACCACAACTTCGTTGAGTACGTTGGTCTGGTGTACTTGTAGGAACCGTTGGAGAACCACACGCCGTCATCGGCGTCTTTCCCCCAATGGCCGTCCTCTGAGTTGATGATGACGTAACGCCACTTGGATGCCGGATTGACCGTAAGGAACACCAACTTGGAGCCCTCCGCCCACTTGGACAACTTGGTTATCCCACCGTCGCCGTTGAGGAAAGTGATGCCACCACGTTGGGGCAACAATTTCTCTGCGAACATGCGAGTATCCGAACGGTTGTCGCCACTCGGAACATCAACGGGAAGCATGCCGTTGTGGGCAACGACACTTAGTTGGTCTTTGCCGACATAGAACGGATGGCAGTTGGTCAAGTCCGTTGCGCCCTGAGTTGTGATGCGAAGATGAAACAACGCGTCACCCTTGTTGGTGGAACGAACATCCATGAACTCCTCGTAGGCATTATCGAAGTTCATGTTCTTGCCGACGAGAATCTTCCCGTCGCCACGAATAGCCCAACCGAAACCGTCATCGTTGTACCACGATGCGTTTTCTAGCGATTGCTTGGAAGCAACCTTGCCCTCGGGCATGAATACTAATAGACACATTACTGTGCCCCTTTCTGTGTGTGTTGATAAGAGTGTGAAGTTGGTATGTACCAACTTCTTGGTGAATGTTTCTGATTCATCAGTCGTCGTTTTCCGAAGTGATGAACTGACTGTCCATGTTGCGACCAGCAACTCTCAGGCGGTCATACAGGTGACGGTATTGGAAATTCTCGTCAGCCGAACTGCGCTTGATGAACGACAGGAACGAACGCCATTCCAAGGCACGCAAGGCAACGGCGTCGTGAGACGTCAGTTTCCGTGTGTACTCATGGAGTGCGAATGTGAACTGCAAGCACGCACGAACCGTGTTGGGGTTCAGCGAGCCACGGAAGAAACGCAACTCGAATGTGTTGTTGTTCTGAGCGTTCACAGCGAGGTACCGGTTGTCGTTGGTCAATTTCTTCTTCACCACGTCACCCACGTTCGCCTTTCTGTAAATCACCATGCCGTTGATGTCGTGACCGTCATAGATGTGTTCCTGAACGAACTCGTTGTACGAGAAACGCGCATACGACGAATCGCGACCTGCGAAACGCACGAGTGGCACACGGTTCTCGTAAATGAATTTCAGGAACAACATTCCGTGAATTACCGTCTCGAACGACGCACGGTTGATGTGAATGTGGAGACCACACGAAGAGTCTGATTTCCACGAACGCCAACCCTTAGCACGAATCACGTTTAGCGAATCCCACAACTCTTGACGCATTTCGTATGCGTCAATCGTGTGCGGGTGAGTCACCAACTCGAATCCGTTGCTAACCGAACCGTCTTCTTTCATGTACGAGAAATCCGAACACCTGTTGTGTAGGTATTCGGCGCAATTGCCGTACGAGAATTGGTCATCTTCGTTGGACATTTCCAACTCGAAACCAAGAGCAGGACGCTGAATCCTGTGACCCTCATTCGCTGGTGAATGCTTGCCAAGCAACCCAGCAGGAGTGAGAATCCGGCTCGGTTGAACCGAATCGTTCACAACGGCGAAGAAGATTGGCGATGGTCGGTATCCGTACGAATGAACGTACGAACTTTCGGTTGAGTCGCATTCGTTATCTCGTTCGCACAGACTTTCATAGCAGCCGTCGCACAGCCAGTCGTAGTGAGAACCAAGATTCTCGAACTCAACATTTCGATGGTGAGTGAAAGAAATGCGGTCAAGCATTTCCAACATGTCCCCATGGAAGATGATGTCGCCATCGCGACCAGCGCCGTGACGCAAGCGCAACGAATACCACCGATGCTCATCGTCGTTGGCGTAATCCGGTCGGCTTACACGTGTAACGAGACGAGCATCAGAACACTCGTCGCACGTGTATGCGTTGTCGCTGATGTATTCCTCCACCTGTTCCGTGTCCCAAGACAGATGTTCTGGGCGTTGGCTTGGTGGGATTTCTGTTTCTTCATTAGCAGGCATTTTGTTTACCCCCTAAGGTGTTGTTGCCTGTTGTGCCGTGAGTCGGTCACGGCGCCGTGTATTGCGAAGTTGGTATGTACCAACTTTATTACTTCTTTCGTGTTCTGCGTGACGGATGCGCGTTTTCGGAGCGCAACTTCTGGTCGTGCCGTTTCAGGCTGTACCAGCAAGTAGTCACATACAGAACCACAACAGCAGTAGTGAGAACTGTAATCATCATTCACCCCCTTTCTCCATGGTCGTGTAATCCACGCCCTCGGCGTTTTCTGAGAACAACTCACGCATGAGTCTACCCATGCTGATGTTGTGTATCCATGAGTAGCAACGCAACAGCGTCTCACGCTCATCTTCTTCATCAGTAAATGAGATGATGTCGTTGATGAGTTCCAATAGGTAACGCGCGTCGTCGTAAGTCGCAAGACCCAATCGTTTCAGGTTGTCTTCGGTCATTACTTGTCTCCAATCGGTTGTAGTTGTTTCTTTATCTCGCAATACAAGCGTTCTGCCGTCTCAACACGGAGCAACAGGTGCTCGTACTCCTCCAAGGGAATGGACACCATCTGTGGTTTCGGATGTTGGTATGTACCAACTTTATGAAACACGAAAGCGAATGGGTTCATTCTCATGACGAAACCGCCATTACGTTCACGAAACCGTCGATGTGACGCTCGCCGTAGGCGAAACCGTCACGAATGACGGTGGAGTCGGTGCGAACGAAGATGTCGTCACCGAACACGGCCTGCGCCATGTCCGTGAACAACTCGTCGCTCTCAACGAGCAGGTCAATTCGCTGGTATGTATTCATGTTGTTGTATCTCTTTCTGTGTATGTGCGTCGGTCGGCGACGCGCCGTGTCCTGTGGGGACATGAGAACACACCGGCAGGGGAGTACCGATGTGCTCCTAGCACTCACAGGAGTGCAATACCGAATCGGAACATCTTTCATTCCGAACGGTTGTGGAATTGCTGGTTGGCTAGAAGCCGAACTCGGACAACTCTTCACGAGCCTTGTCGGCACGAACGTAAGCGTTCGGGTTGGCGATGAAATACGCGCTCAACGCCTTTTCGCCGGTTGCCTTGTCGGTCGTCCACTTCTGGGGAAGTCGCACGCACTTCTTGGAAAGCGCCAGCAGTTGTCGGTTGTTCATGTTGTTGTATCTCTTTCTGTGTATGTGTGAGACGGTCACACGCCGTATTCGTTATCTCGCTAGGTCATGAACCTGCGCCGACTAAACGGTGCGAGATACTTATTGCACCCGAATCGGAACATCATTCATTCCGAACGGGAAAGTTGGTATGTACCAACTTTATTTCGTGAGCAACTCCACGAAGTGCTTGGCGTTGCGTGCCATGTTGTAGGCACGAACTGCTTTCTTCACTTGCTTGTCGCTGAGACGAACCTTGTTCGACGGCTTGTTCGACGTCTTGCCCAGAACGGTCGCATAAGCGTCGTTCAGGTGAGCGAACTTGCCGTTCTCCAATTTCGTTCGGAACGACATGTTGCGAGCGGACTCGCGAGCGACCGAACACGCCTTGGAGAAGTCACCCTTGTCCAGAGTGACGCCCGTCTTTGCCTTGACTGCCTTGATTACCTGAACGGCTTTCACGTCACCGTGAATGACGCCGAACGCAATCTCAACCCACAGGAACAGTTTCGTTCCCTCGGAATTGGCAATCTTCACGCCGTTCGCCGTTGCTTTCGCAAGGGTCACGTCCGTGACGGGTTTCTTGTTGTTGTTCTTCTTATTCATGTGTATTGCTCCCTTTATGTGTTAGTGACTGTGTACGACAGTCGGCGTGGACTGAACAGTCCCTGTGAAAGTTGGTATGTACCAACTTCCACTAGCACCGTTCACTTACCGAACGAACGCAACGCATCTTCATTCTTCGTGAGCAACTCACTCATCTCACGATAAGAACGAGCGACGTCTTCTAGCACCCGATGAGACTCCTGAGCAAGGCGTATCACTTCACGCACACGCTCACGCTCAGCAAGGTATTCATCGCTACCGTATTGCGGAATGTTCTTCATAGCGGTATCACCACACAACAGGTTGAGCGTTCTGCTCGCTTGCGCCCTGTTGTTCCTTTCACGCTAGTTGTGTGGTGGTTGGTGCCATTCGTTGTTTCGTGGCGTTTCGTGGCGTTTCGGGTTCGCACACACGCAGGCATGGGGGCATAGGGTGGGGTGCGCCCGCCAATTTCGCATGGATGGCTCCTGTGCGTGGCGGATTGGATTACGGGTATAGGTCTATGTGACGCTGGTCACACGAAATGGATGGGTTAACAGTCCCATTTCCGTAAAGCAAGGGCTTTTCTAGTTGGGCGACCCTTTTTGTCTTTCATTGGTCCCGGCATGCCACCCATCCGAGCACAAAATGATTTGCGACGTGCTGCTTTTTTGGGCGATTTTGCCGCGGCCTTGGCAGACACCGGCGGTTTTAGGGTCCCACCCGTCTGCGCTTTATACGAAGCCCTACCCTTGGCGTTCAACCCCCCCTTGGGGTTCTTTCCCTCTTTGCGTTGCCACGCCGCTGTCTTAGCCACGACGCCTCCGAGCAACAGCAGCGTTATCCACAAGGTTGGGATACGGACGTCCGGCATTGGCAGCCCTCTTTTTGGCTGCCGATTTTTGGGCAGCAGAAAGTGGTGTGCTCTTTTTTCTTGGATTTGGCTTGTTCCAAAATGCTTTTGCCATTGCTATTCCCTTTGCTATGTGTACGCCTTAGCACCGCCAACCCTTATGGGTTGCGGTGCGTAGTGCTCTTTTCGCTCCCCCCCCCTATAATCCCCCCCAAACGCTACATGTGTGGTCACTCCACCACTCTGCGTGGTCACAAGTAGCATCAGGTACCAAAAGTAGATGGAAGAAGTGACGCTTACTGCCGCACAGCACCGATACGTTGAATGGTTGTGCACCGCTCCGCAGGAGCGTGTCCCAGCGACCAAAAAAGCCATGGCGGAGTTGTTGGGTGTGGATATTACCACTCTGCGTCGCTGGGAGAAGCGTCCAGCCTTTAGACAGGTATGGCAGGGTCAGGTAGATGAGGTTCAGGGCTCTCCTGAGCGTACACAAGCGTTGCTAGACACGTTATACGCCAAGGCTGTTGCTGGGGACGTAAAGTCTGCCCAGTTGTATTTACAGGCAACAAACCGTATGGCTCCGCCAACGGTTGAGGTGCGGTCCGAGAAACGGGTGGCTGAGTTGTCGGATTCGGATTTGGATGAGTTGATTGCGGCAATGGCTAAGCGTGAGCGTGACGCCAGAATGTTGAAGGTGGTGTAATGGCTGGCACGAATGACGCAATGTATACCGCCTTGATGGCAATGTATCCAGAGGCTGGGGACACGTTGGCTGATTTGCTGTATGCCCATTGGTCGGCCGTTGGTTTGCAGTACCGGGGTTCTTTGCAGTTTGAGTATTATGTGACGCAGGGTGCTTCTGGTTCCACGTGGGGTGACGTAGCAAACACGTTTTGGAATGACGGTGATTTCGTGGTGTCGAATCTGGAACAGGAAGATGGTAATGATTTGTTCCTAGAAGATGGAGGGTTTATTTTGATGGAGGCTGGCAATGGCTGACCTAAAGATTTCACAGTTGACGGCATTGTTGGGTGCGGCTGCTGCCGATACCGATGTGTTGCCTGTTGTGGACACTAGTGCTACGACAACGAAAAAGATTTCGTTGTCTGAGTTGGTGGAGTATATTGTGGCTTCTGGCGTGTTCGCTGGGGCTGTTGGGGCTATGGCTCCTTCGGTGTCGTTTGATGATGCCGAGAACGTTATTGTCAATTCGGTGTTTTCGTAATAGGTAGCAATAGGTACAAGGAGTAGATATGGCAACTTTTAGTAAACTCGCACTTCAGCCCGCTGGTACCACTGGTACTGGTTTGGGTGTCAAGGTGGCGGCAACGGCTACGGCTGGTACGGCTGTTCACACTGCCTCTAGTACGGCTACGACGATTGATGAAATCTGGTTGTATGCGGTGAACACTTCTGCGTCGGCTGTGAAGTTGACGATTGAGTGGGGTGAGGCTACGGCTCCTGATGGGAACATTGAGTTGACGGTTCAGCCTGAGGCTGGGTTGGTGACGGTAATCCCTGGGCTTGTGTTGCAGGGTAATGCGACGGCTAAGGTTGTTCGTGCGTTTGCTGCTACGGCGAATGTGATTGTCGTTCACGGGTTTGTCAATCGTATTACGGTGTAACTGATGGCTACGGCTCGTCGGCAACTTGGGTATGTGTCATCACTAACGACACAGTTGGTTGGTGGTGCGGCGACGCTCAATGTTGATTTTCTGCTGGTCGGTGGCGGTGGTGCTGGCGGATACAACTTGGCAGGTGGCGGTGGCGGTGGCGGATTCGTCACAGGTTCAGGCATCATCGGCAAGACCACCTACACAGTGAAGGTCGGTGCTGGCGGTGCGGCGGCACGAGTTCGTTATGTTCCGTCTGGTACTGCTTCATCATTTATTGGGTCATCTAATGGTGGTGGCGGCTCAGGAACAGATGACCAGAAGCAGGGTGCAAATGGTGGTTCGGGCGGTGGCGGTGGAAATGCGGCT